ATACCTGTCCGTAAGCCAGATAGACCTGCCTGCAGACCCTGAATACCTAGCCCAGCACCAAACTGTTGTGCTTGTTGCGCCTGCTCAAATGCACGTTGTTGGCCTTCGGCTTGGATACGACCTAGTTGCGTAGCTAAATTACGCTGGGCTTCTGCCTCTGCTACAGCTTGGCGTGATCCACCATACGCACCTTGTCCAACGGCTTGGGCTTGCCTAGCTTGTCTAGCAATATCTGCCTGACGAATCGCCTCTTGTTGCTGTACGTCCACCACGTTTTGCATATACGGTGACATATACGCTTGCATGGCCTGTGGCGAAGTAGCCATTTGTTGGTATGCTTGTTGGGCACCAAACCCTTGTTCAGCGGCTGACACACCCCGCGCACCAATATCTTCTCCACGGGCACCAGCAGTCATACCTGACTGACCATATACGTCGGCTTGTCTTTCTGCGGCTTGCTGGGCTTGTTGTGCAGACGTAATACCTGCGAGGCCCATACTAGAGGCCTGCCCGCCAAACCTTGACGCTGCTGCGCGATCTTCCCCCGCTTGCGCCTGAGATACAGCGGCTGCCTGTTGACCTAGTTGTGCGGCTTGTTGTCCGAAACCCGCAGCTTGTTGTCCATATCCTGTTGCTGCTTGCCCGGCTCCCAACGCCATATTCGAGGCATCAGCAATCTGAGGCGCTACTTGTTGACCCGCTATATCTTGGAATGCTTGTGCTTCCATCGGGCTGAAACCAGCAACACGTTGCCCTGCGTATGGCTGATAAGTAGACCCCGTAGTTAAAGCTTGAGCGCGCCCCAGTGTATCTTCAACATACGGGCGTGCGTATTCAGGGATATTGGTCGAAGTAACTCGTTGTTCAGTAGGTGCGCTTCCGCCGCTTTTACCCATTTTATGCCCCTAAACCTGTATCTGCCGCAGGTAATTGAAAGGTTTGCCACAACGCTTTGTGGCCGTCATTCTTAAAAATCTTCGCCCATCCGGGGCGTGCTGTAGCTTCAATGCCATCACAACCACTATCAAACGCCCAGTGCTGAAGTATTTTAAGCATCGGGCCTACCCACTCGTTTAACTGCTCGCCGCCGCAGAAGGCCATCACCAAATACTTCTTGCGAGGATAGTGCGCAAAATATGTAACAACAGCGGCTTTAACACCTTCATCATTAAACGCAATCCACAACTGATGGTCGTACTCTTTCAGGCAATCGTAAATATCTTCAACGGTATAGCGCCCATATGTATACTCAGCCGCCCCTTCGAGGTACCCCTTGATCTCTTGCCAATACTCATCAACAAGCTGGGGCGGGACTAGCGAACACTTCATGCAGGCAGCTCCTTATATGAGCGAGTATTCTTGGCGACTTTATCTTTGCCCGTTGTTTTAGCACGGTTTTTCTGCACTCTGTCCATCATGGCGTAGAGGCGCTTAGCACCTGCTTCTGTACTACCGTTGCCAATCTCAGAAACAATACGAGCCGGAATAACAAACTCACCTTCAGCCAAACGGGCGGGTTGCTTGCCTTCAATCGTAGCGGGGATGTCATCACTCACCCCATCGCCCGGGCCTTTTAAAAGACGGCCACCATCAGAATAGTCACCCAGTGTATAGCCGCCGGGGGCCAAACGCATAATACCGCCTGCGGCGTTCCCGAATTGTTGATCGTCCGGGTCATAAGGGCGTTCTTGGGCTGACTTGTTTTGTAGTGCGGTAATTTGCTCTTGTAGCTTAGTAAATGCATCTTCCGAAGGCGTTGTCTTAACAACCCTATTAGTTACTGGATCAAACGCGTACCCAAATTGTGTAGCTTGAGGCTGTATTTGAGGTTGGCCTGCCATTTGTGCTCTTTGCGCTTGCAACGCCGCACCAGCCTGAGGATCGTAGACGCCCTGACCGGGTACAGCCGAACGAAAAGCAGCGGGGGGCGGCGTTTGGTTGTATTCAGCCTGTGCACGTTGCATAAGCTGTTGATTGTATTGGGTAACAGCAGGATCTATCGTCCGGGTTGAGCGCTTGTAAGGGCCTTCTACATCACCGCCGTCGGAAAAACCTTGAAAATCCTCTACCGGCGTAACCCCCATAGGTGTGTAGGTTTGATTAAAGTAGGGCTGCCCGGGCATCCCAAAGCTGGGATTTACTTCTTGAGTGTAGCCGTATTGACGGATATCGCCTTCTTCGGTCTCTGGCATTTCTTGTTCAGGTGTTGCACCTAGTATGGGCGCGGAAGCAGCTCCGATATTCATTAAGTTGTTTGAGAGGAACTGCCCCGGAGCCTGTGCCGCTGCTTGTAGGCCTGCTTTTGCGTTTGCCGCATTTGCTGCAAACCCTGTTGGTGCGGCTGTTACAGGAGCAGTTGCGGCGATGTCTGCCGCCGAACCCATAAGACCGCTAGATACAGCTTCGTCACCAAGAGCCCCCATAGCTGCCGATCCCGGCGCTGCAGCACCCAAAGTTTGTAAAGAACTGCCCAACCCAGCGCCACCATAAGCGCCTAGACCTGCCATCAGACCTTTCTCCACATCCCCTGTAGCCAGCGCAGTCGCACCGCCCGTAATCCCAGCCGCAGCCAACGGCCCGACACCCGGAATGAAACTCAAACCAACACCCAAAACTGTTGGCAAAATCGCTTCAAGAAAATTAGCTTCGGGTAGACCCGTAGTCGGGTTAATTGTCAATGAACCGCCGTAAGCTTGAGCAAGCGACTGCAGACCGCCTACTTCTCGTGGGGTCATATGTACAAGCATGGAGTCGCCGTTGCGGCCTTGTGCCTGAAGGTTTTGGGCTAGTGATTGTACGCTCATAGGTGCCTCGGGGGTTGGAGGTTACTTGATGTTAACATTTTAGGTTATTCACAGCAATAATTTTACAAACGGCCCAGAAATGTGATAGAGCCGATTGCCGATGGGTTAGCTGGGCGGGCGTAGGGTGTCGTTTGGGCAGGTATAGCTTCTATGAACACGCCATCTTGAGCCCCAGAAATAAATGCTTGGTCTGTCGCCCACCAAAGTCCAATGGCGTCATCTTTCTGCACTTCAAAAACAATAGAAGAATATGCGACGACATAGTTAAAAATACTCGCACTTTTCCGAGCTTGGAGGGTAAATCGACTAGATGAATTTGCAACTTGAGTGCCGTTTACCTGCAACCAAACAAACGCTTCGTGGATGTCATTGGCATTGTTAGCTAACTGTAAGCTATAGTCGATCTTATAAACACCCGGCGCTTCTGCTGTCGCTGTCCCATCTGGATTTAGGGTAAACCCTTTAACACTCACTGCGGTGTCCCACGCTACAAGCTTAGGGGTGTCATTAGCTGTTGCGTATTGTGACGTTGAGTCACTTGCAGAAATATGAGGTGCGTCCAGATAGCGCATCCCCAACGGCCCGGACATACCAGCAGTAAACGTATCAATCTGGTTAAAGTACAGGCGCAGAATATTGGAGTAGTTGTTCTGAAACCCAGCCGTTGGGTTCTCGTTAATGACCGGTAGCGCCGGGGCAGAAGTGTTTAACGTATTAAGAAACGGATTTGTCGCCATATTAACCACGCTTTCCGTCTTTACGGATATCAATACGAGGCGCACCTAGCTGCCATGATGTGCCAAGTCTTTCTGAGCTAATACGCAGTGCCATCTGCCGTCCACGGAATCGGGTAAACACCTGCCCAGTAAACTCTTCTACAGGAAAAGTGCTAGTTCTCACCGAAGTTGTAGCCGGATCAAAAAAGTAAACTGGGGTATCGGCATTGTGCGTTGAGGGGGCGGTGTTTAGTTGCCCACGAGTGCATCCGGTAAATGAGGTTGCTGTTTTACCTGTATAGAAAATAATTTCTAAGTCGATTAATAAACTCCCACTTTCTGGGAACAAGGTAGTGTCACGCACAGGAATAACATCGTCAGTTTCTGATAGCGGGTTTGGCGTAAGCAGTGTTAATTTTTGGTAGTCGGAACCAGCGTTTTTCCGTGGCAAAAGCGTAAAGTTTGCTCTGGGCACTGATCCCGGCGTCGATCCGATAAATGTGAGGTCTGGCAGGATGCGCCTAACAAAACCAAAATCAAATCCGTCATCAATATCAAAGTCGGCGGACTCAATAAATGCTGCAATCGGTTGAGGGCTATCAGTGCTTAGATCATCTACCCCTCTTTCATGCTCTACTAAAACACCGGATTGGACATCGCCAAATGCCGCCATAGGCCCAGCCTGTAGACCACTATCTAACCAAGCGGTACGTCTGAGAGTGCCGTAATACCAGATATTTTCAAGATGGTTATAGACCACATACTTGTCAACCAAGGGATCCCTGTTTTCGCTTAGAGCGTTTTGGAACTCAGTGTTTGATACATAAAACCACCAAACTTCGTTATATGCTTCATTCGCGCCGCAAACAACTTGGAACCGCTGGTCAAAGTTCATATCCTCAAAGATATATTTACGCACGGCGCACTCAAGGGTATCAACACGACCGTTATAGAAATAAAACTTCTCTGTGCCCATCCAAAACGCCACGTTGTTTACGATAATAGCCGCATTCGGAGAAATAATAGAGGTGTTATCGCCCATTAGCGTAAACTTAAATACATAGGGTGGGCCAACATACTGCATCGAATATAGCGCGGTGTCAGTCCAAATCAGAATCTCTTGACGAGAGTTCAAGCCCGTCATAATAAAAGACCCTACGGATAAACGAAGCTCACCGGATTGATTTGTAGCCCGTGGTACCCACTCGTATGGGTTTTCTTGGTCAGACCAACGAACCACCATTGGATCAAAAGTCGTGCTGTCATAGGGCTGAGAACCTAACGCGACTAAAAAACGAGAGGTATCTGATACTAATACATGGTTCGTCCTCGTAGGGACTTCAGACGGCGTAAAGCTACCTGCCAAACTGGAAAGTAAAACCGCCCTTGGAAATGTCGCTGTATTATTTTGCCAATAATAAATTTGGCCTCCGCGAGGAGCTATTACAAGATCCTCACCATAGGTGGCATGAGACCATAATCTCAACTGCTGACCGACCCCTACATCAAAAGTAGTATCAGACGGTTCCCCCCAACCAGTCGTACCAAGCAAGTTTTGAACTTGATATACAGGAATATCTCTTGGAGTCGCTGAACCAGTCACCGGGTTGGTGGCATGGGCGGTTGCAGGTGTTGATACCCCACTAATTGTTGCGCCCCTTGTGCACCCTGTAAAAGATGTTGCTGTCTTTCCGGTGTATTCGATAATCTCACTTTCAATCTGAATAAAACCCGTGCTTGTAAACTGGGCGGTTGAGGTAACATTAATCGTTGTTGAGCTGTCATTTAAAAGAACGTTGTCAGACCCAGATGTGTACTCAAGTGTCGTGCTGACAGACTTATTTGTTCCATTCCATACACCCGCACCAAAACCGTTACCAATTGTATAGACGGGCAAACCAATATTTAGAGAGTAGTCCGCGAGAACTGCCGCACCGCCCCCAGTTGTTGTTGATGTTGCCGCTGTTTCAGTTTCAATTTCAAATGTATTACTGTCAATAACATTTACGATCCTGAAGGACGCATTTAACTCACCAACAGGTATGCCGCCTACATCAACCCCAGTCGCTCCAGAAAATGTAACGAGATCCCCGACTTGAGCAAGGTTCGCATTTGCCGTGACGGTAACAATATTAGAGCCGGAAGAGACAGAAAAAGGATCAGTACCAAGCGTTTGTTGTGGGCGGTTTAGGGGGGTGACGTCTTTATAAAGACCGCCGTAGGCTATATAGTAATTCGTGTGGGTAGCAACACCGATCAAGTTGTTATTATCTAAGTCAGACCAGTTTATTAAACCCCGGCATACACCAACATAAGAGTCATTGGGTGTAATTCTAGACCAACCACCAATCTTTTCAGGAAATCCGGAACGAAAGCGGATTTTGTCACATGAGTACCACCCGCCTTCATTGGCGTAGTTCGTTGCCTCTCTGTTAATTCCCGGCTTAAATATAAGTTTCTTGAGCGGCATAGGGTTATCCCAACATGGTCAATGCGATGGTTTCAGATTCACGGGTTCTTCGCAGCCAACCCCTACCAAACGTTGAGAAGTGGGGTAATAACCGATAGTAGTCTTCTCTGGCGTTAGTATAGTCTGTAACCACCCTTTCTGGCGAGTATTCGTCAACCGCACGTAGCGTAATCGGCCCAACTACCCCGTCTGCACGGGTGCCTACCACCTCTTGTAGTAACTTCACTGCGCGCCCCGGCCCAGCGTTAATCGCCATGTCAAAGACCACAAAGTCCACCCCACTGGGCAGTTCATCAGCTTTAATTGGATCCCAGTAGCCGATTTTGTAAATGTCATGCACTTCTTCGAGGGTGAGGTTCTTCAGATCTTCGGGGGTCAGATGGGGGTTGCGCTTGTATTTGCGGTAAGTTCTTAGGGTTACCCCCATGTTCGTAGCCCCACCCGGATCTGCTGGATGATCGCTCCAACCGCCTTCATGACGTAAAACTTCCTCAATACTGCGCTCTAGGTTGTGTCTCATTTGTTACTTTCCCGTAGCTCTTTTACCCATTGGTAGCAAGTTTGGGCGTAGGCTGCTGCTTCGTCTGCCCGTTTTGATTCGGAAAGAAGTAGCCCCTCAAGTTCTCTTGAAAGCTTGCATCCGGTGGGGGTATCAGTAGGCTGGGGGGTGGTTCCGGTATCGGTGGACACATTGGAACTACTGCAGGTGGCGTAACGGTCGTACAGCCCACCAAGCTCATTGACATAACCCCTAAGCTCAGTTTCCAGTTCAGCCAGTTCTTGACGATGTTTGGCATTTTGCACCTCGATTTCTTGAGCGAGTCTATTGTTCTCACGCTCTTTTTCAATCACACTTTTCTGCGCCTCCAACAAGGCATTTGCAGCATTTTTCTGCATCTCAGCCAAAATAGCGGTGTATTTTGCTTCCTTATAGTCAGCCGTGAGGTACCAAGCAGCGGTTGCCCCGACTAATAAACTAGCGCCTGCGATTATCGCCGAAGTCTTCAGGTTCGATAAGGGGATCATTGTCGTATCCTCTGCTGTCAGTTCTATCGTAGCGGATGTCGTATCTCACCCTGCGGGTGTTGTCCTCCCAAGTGGCGAACCCAATATACGCACCGACCACGGCAGAGACAAACATATAGAACGGCGTGGCAATCTCGCCAAGCTCACGAGACTCCGTGAAAAGCACCAGCACCGGGTAGGCTATCGCCGCAATCATACAGATCCAAGCCATCCGACGCCGGTTTTTCCATCGAGAGTGCTCGTTCATTGTGCTTTCAAGGCCGCAATTTCAGATTTAAGTTCTTCGACTTGGTTTGACAACTCCTGAATAGCTTTTACCGCTGTCCAGAGCATTTGGTCATGCGCCACGGTTTTGATCGGGGTATCTTCCGAGTCTTCTGGGTTTAACCGAACTTTCGTAGACGAAACCATATCCGGCAAAAGGGTTTCTATTTCTGTTGCGACAACACCCACACCTTTACGACCCTTTGTGATACCCGCTTTGCCGTTGTACTCCCACGACCGAACTTTTACTTGCTTAATTGTTTCAAGTCCGTGCGTGTAGTCTTGGATTTTATCTTTAAGAATGGGGTCAGAACTCTGCGTCAGACTCCCTGTAATAGTCAGATTCCCACCCCCATCTAATCTAAATCGTGATGTGCCGTTTACAGCGATGTTCACAATCCCTGCTTGGAGGTAGATAGAGTTATTAGTATCAAAGTTATAGGCTTGGCTTTCTATGCCACCAGTAAATTCTGTAAAAGCAGTAAATTCGGCACCGCCAGAAAATGTGGTAGAGCCACTAAACGTTTTGGTTCCTGTAATAGTCTGCGAAGTTCCGGTTGTGACATAGCCAGAAGCCGCTATGTTTCCTAGTTTGTTGGCGTTGTCTGCGCCTGCGGCAAATATTGCTGTCTGTGCGGATGTGGCAGTGTCAGCCGTTGTGGCGGACTGGGCAGTTGTTGCAGACTGGGCGGTTTGTGCGGTTTGTGCTGAAGCGGCGCTACCAGAAATACTGATGTTCCATGTCCCAGAAGCACCCGACCCAGTTTTAGTTGGGAAGAACGCCGAATAATCCCCAGACTGAGGGACAACGGCGCCAGTGCGACCATTAAACGATGAAACACCCGCAGAAGAGGGTTGACCCGCAATCCATGCCGATCCGTCCCATGTTAGTACTTGACCAACAGATGTTCCCCCCACGGCTGCAGGAGTATTGGCGCCGTTACCTAGTAAAACTCTACCAGACGTAAAACCAGTCGTGCCAGTACCGCCATTTGCAACGGGGAGTGTGCCAGAGACATCAGAAGCTAAGTTAATACCAGAAACGGTCGTCAGTGCACCGGTTCCGCCCGGTGATTTCACAAAACCAGCCAAAAAAGAGGTTTGCCCCGTACCGCCGCCTGAGACAGTGAGAGTTCCGACATCAGCAGTTTGAATGCCCGCACGGGCACTGGCACCATCACAGAAAACCAACGTTGCTTCGCCGTCTAAAAGTTCTACGCCGCCTAAATTAGGGTCTGCGATCTGCGCGGCAGTTTTAAAGATAATTTTCTGNCCTGAGTCGTTACGAGCCACATAGAGTTTTTCAGACGATGGGATCTCAATTGTCTTCTCGTCACTTGGATTCCCGATAAAACGCAGAACCATCGAACGGGCTTGGTCTTGTGTGCCACTTAATGCAGACAGCGTAACGACGCCCGCACCTCCTGAAAGGGAGACGGTTGTAACCCCGGCGATTGCCTGTTCAATCAGCGTACCAAGGTTTTTATTCGTGGTTTCGCCCCACAGACCGGCCTGTTCACCAGATCCAATGAGCTCTAGACGCAATAGAGGTGAGTAGCTTGACGGCATAATTTATTCCTTATTCGGCGCTTTCTGGGTCAACCCAGTCAGGGTTCAACGTCCAACCGTTGTCATACAGATATTTCCAGCCTGTCCAATCGCCCGGATCAGTGACATTTTCCACGAGTGTAGCATTTGATGTATTACAGTCCGAAATAACCAATTTAACCGGATTGCCAATCGTGGTGTTTTCTGCATTGATATTAACAACCTCGCCATTATCAAATAGATACAGAGAGATTTTGCTATCTTTGCGAACGATGGTTTTCATGTTTACCCCTTTACGATAAGTTTAGTTGCTGATACTGCTGTGCCTGCGAAAATAGCTCGTATATCTGGCGTTACTGACACTGATCCGTCAGCTAGTACATAATAGGCTTGCCCAGCGGTTAATCCCGATTGGGCATCGTCAACAGCACCGATAATCTGAACTTGTGCGGTTTGACCATTAGAATATGCGCCGTTTGAAATACCGATAAAGTTTTCTGAAGTTAAATTTGTAATTTCACTTTGAAATACAACTGCTGTACCATAACTAGAATTACCGCCATCTCTATAAGCAATTACAACTTTTTGTGCGTTGGAATCGTATGTGGCTGACATAAATTGTGAAA